GAATGTTTTTTGCATTGCTCTAGTGATGTTATTACTACTAGGCGAAGCTGTGGCAGAATTGTTGATTGTTGGCGATTGTTTGCCTTTTCGCTTGTTTTTGTGTTGTCACCCCTTTTGTGATTAATCTGTAGTTACATTGTAAACACAACCTAAAGCAATCTAATAACACCTAGAGCAATCTAATAACACCTAAAGCAATCCAACGCTTTGTAGTTACTTTGTAATCACCTTAAAAAACATTAAAGTTTTTGATTGTTTTTCATAAGCTCTTCTGTATATTGGCAGCGTATGACAAAAACAACTGACATGACACCAAGCCAAGAAGCAGCATCTCAATACCTCAATGCTTGCTTAAAACGTAAGCGCCAAGCAGAAAACAAGAGCATGGAAAGAGCTGAAGCTTTGTTTATCCTTACGACCACAGCGTGGTTTCTTGCTTTCTTCTCTAGCATGTTCCTAGGGTTTCACATTCTTTGCCTTTATCTCGCTTGTTGTATGGGCTTCGTGATCCTTGGCGTTATATGTGCGGGCCTTATCGGATTAGCAAAGGAAACGATTGCAACGCCTTTGAAAACTCTATTCTCTTAAGACAATGAACATCCTAGAAAACATGACATCCTCCCTTTTCGCTATCCTTCTCTTTTGCGTGTTGTTAATCCTCGCATATTGCTGCGTGGTTATTAACTACGCCAAAAGCGCCAAGCGGTATGAACGCATGCGGGACCAGGCGGAACGCAAAAGATCACGCGAAGATTTTCGCCTATAATAACAACAAAGAATAACAACAAAGAAAAACAACATTATGAAAAAAACAACCGTAACGATAAATGCAAGGACCAAGGAAGGGAAAACCGCACTCTTCACCGCTAAGGGTTACTTGTGGGAGTGGGAGGGTTTCCAGTTTGTAATCCATCGCCCTTTGTCTGGAAATGAATTGACTTCGAAACGCTGGACCATGACGTGCGCCATCACTGGCAAGAGGGTATCACGGGGAAGCTCCGCGACTCGAAAGGAACTTATCGAAATCACTCTCCCGCGATTAGAGGGATTTGGAGCGGAAGCATTCAAAAAACTGGTATTATCTAACACGTCGGACGCTGTGCGTTAATTCCTAAAGCTCCTCGGATGTCCGGGGGGTTTTATGGAGTAAATGAACTCCGTTATGATTATGAAAAAAACAGTAAAGACCAAAAAGCAAAGGGCATACGATAAAGCCCAAGTCGCAAAGCTATCAAAGGAACAGGCAATTCCCGCCTTGCAAGCTCTCTATCAACTACAGACTGACCTCCGGTGCGCTGGTAAATGGAGTATGGTTAATCTAGGAACGCTTGTGGAGTTGTCTAAGTATCCAGATCACGCCCTAAGAAACGCACTAGATGAAATGGAAAACGAGTATGTTATCAAGCGAGGGTCCGCCTATAACGCAACGAATGTATCGTATTACGGGGAGGAAACAAACTAATGAAACTCCTTAACAGCGGAAACGCAAAAACGATCAAGGGTGAGAAACTAGGCTTTAAAACGTACGGCGTCCACCTTTCACCATTCAATAAATCAGGATTCCAAGTTTGCAAATGGGCATCAAAAGGCTGCGCAAGAGCTTGTCTTGATACTGCGGGAAGGGGTGTTATGTCCAATGTGCAACGGTCAAGGATTAACAAAACCAAATTCCTGTTTGAAGATCGAAGCGGTTTCCTTGATCAACTACGAGCCGAAATAAAAAGCGCCATTCGATCAAGCGAAAAGAAAGGGTTAGTGCCTTGTTTCCGTCTCAATCTAACGTCGGATTTTAAATGGGAAGAAACTGGAATCTTTGAGGAATTCCCTGAGGTCCAGTTTTACGACTATACGAAGGGGAAAAATCGAATGATTGAATATTTAGAAGGAAACCTTCCTCCCAATTACCATCTAACCTATTCACGCAGTGAAAAGAAAGGCGATGACATTCACTCAAAGGCTTTCCTAAAATCCGAGGGCAATGTTGCGGTTGTTTTCCGTGGAAAGCTTCCGAAGACATGGAACGGTTTTGATGTTATTGATGGCGACGAAAGCGATCTAAGGTTTTTAGATGGCACGGGGAAAGTTATTGGACTAGTTGAAAAGGGATTGGCCAAGAAAGACGGAACCGGATTTGTAGTGGAAGCATTATGAACAAGACCGAAGAACTTCTATGGCTCTTTTTCTCCCTCCTTTCCGCCTATCTCGCTTGGGAGTTATTTAGAGGAGGTAACTAGCAACACCACACACAAAACACCACCACAAGAGCAGCCTAGGGGAAACCTTGGGCTGCTTTTTTGTTACCATCACACCCCTAAAACCTGGAAATACTATCGTTGGGGCAAAAAACATCTTTACACGATGAAAGTTTTCGGCTAATCGTTGGACATGGCAAACATACAAGACCTATTTGAAGTTACCTTTGTGAATCGTTGGGCCGAAAAAGCCCGCGCGGAGGTAGAAAGTCGGAACATTAAATTCTGGCTTAAGATGTTACCCAAAACCACAAGGGGGTTATCGTTGGGCGTAATAGACAAGGTGATCCTTGCGGAAGTGAAGAAGGGTAACAAACCCAGCACCATCAACTCCAAGCTACAGACACTTAAAACCACCCTGGATTTCACACGGGAACGCGGGATGCATGACGTTGGGTTCAAAGTCCCACGGTTAAAGCAACCCAGTGACGCCCGTATGGCGTTCTTTAGTGAAGCCGATCAAGAGGCTATCGAGTCCCTCATTGATGACAACGGTTTCCGGTTGTTCTTCCGTTGGTCCATTGAGACTGGTCTGCGTCCATCGGAATCGTTGGGCCTAAAGTCATCGATGATCCGCCGTGACCCTATCGTTGGGCCGGTGATCGATATTGTTAAAACCAAGAACGGGGAGCCACGGACCATCCCATTAACAAAGAAAGCCCTTGAGGCGCTCGAAACTGTTGGGGAGTGGAAGCGATACACGTCCTATAGAATCACCCGAGAATGGGCAAGGTTGCGTCGAAAAGACCCGGAGGCTTTGAAGGACTTTGTGTTTTATACGTGCCGCCATACCTGTGCCACTCGGTTGTTATCCAAAGGTGTTAACATAAAGGTGGTCCAGAGTTGGATGGGACACAAAGACATCAACATGACGCTTCGGTATGCAAAGCTAGTGCCGAGTGATCTTGCCGCAGCCCGTGACATATTAGAAAAATGAAAACTTTACTTATAACAACAGAGAAGTTCCGGCGTGCAAACATCAACACCATGTATCGTGCGTCTATCTGCATTGCCATTGCTGCTAAACCTGGAATCACCAAGACCAACCTTGCGGCGTTAATGAAAACAAGTAGGGAGTCGATCCGGGTGGCATTGTATGACCTTGAATCGTTGTGCCTGATTTACACGACACAGGTGTTACACAAGAATAACCGCAAGAAGGACACCAAAGCGTTTCCGACTCCTTACCTCAAAGATATTCTAGCTGACATTCACTATGAATTCCAACAACCAACAAAAGAACAATGAGAATAGAGCGCAAATACTTGTCCCACCGGGACCAAATAAAAGTGCAAATACTTGAAGATGAATGCTTGATGTTATCCCAGCGCATTGCTAGGATCGTCAAGAAGCGAGATCGCTTGATGCGGAAACGCGACAAGATTCTTGATAAGGGACTAGAATCGTAGGGAGAACCTCGGGCGCGGTTGCTTGTTTACCGTCATTGAACACCCTTATCAACTCCTTCACATATGGAACAAAACGAACTCAACCAAGAGATGTTGGATCTCGGGGTCCAAAGGTACAGAAAGAACCGGACCAATAACAAAGGTTCCCTCACCAACGCCGGACGACGCATCATGCGTGAAGGTGTGGAGCCAGTGACGTTGGGCCTAGTGGAGTTGATTCCGACAATAGATAAAATAAAGAACAAGTCGCAGTGGCAACGCTGTTTAGTTGATGTTAAAGACTTTCGCCCGATAGCCTTGATAGCTGTTAAAGCTACCCTAGATGTCCTCGACGAGCCGCGTTCCTATGCTAGTGTGTGTTTTCGCTTAGGACGGGCCGTCGAGGACCAACTACTTTCCGACGATTTCATACGTAACCATGCGTTCGGGTCGAGATTGGTTAAGCGTATGCAAGACTTAGCGAGCCGGGGACCAGCAACCCAAAGCGCCTACCTCCACAAGACAGCCCGGAGTGAGGACATGGAGTGGACCGATTGGACCCGCCGGGATCGCATCTCGTGTGGCTCCATGTTGCTTGAGATTGTCCATGATCGGACAGGTCTTATTAAGTTTACTGACAAGGCCCAACGCCAACGCCGCCACTACAAGCCGATGCGGATGGTGGAGATCTCTGATGTTACTAGAGAGTGGATCAACGAATACGACACCTATCGAGAGCTATTGTTACCGTTTTGGTTGCCGATGGTGGAAAGCCCGGAGCCGTGGCAGAAGGTGTTTGGGGGAGGCTATGGTATCAACAAGGACCAAGGACTACCTGTGCTTCCGTTCATTCGCTGTTCTGATCGCAACGTGTTACGAATGGCACCCGACATGCCCCAGGTTTACAACGCGGTTAACCTCATCCAAGAGACACCCTATGCCATTAACAACCGAGTCCTTGAGATGCTTGAGTGGGCTTGGGAGAAAGATTTACAGATTGGGTTACCACCACGGAACGACCTAGAGCTACCTGAGTGGCCCGGTGACCACATGTCGGTGGAGGAAACCCGTAACTGGAGGGACGACAAGCGGGAACGGGCAGCCTATAACACCTCGTTGGGTTCACAAAGAATCCTTATCTCTAAGATCCTGATGTTATCCCGGAAGTTCCGCAACGAGCGTATGTTCATGCCATCCTCGTGTGACTTTAGGGGTCGAGTCTATCAGGTGCCAAGCTATCTTAATTACCAAGGCCCGGACCACTGTCGAGGATTGTTACAGTTTCACAGAGGTAACCCCATCAAGAACGATGACGACCTAAGATGGCTCGGTATACACGGGGCTAACTGTTTCGGTAACGACAAGTGTGACTTTGAGACACGATTAAAGTGGGCCGATGGTTTTACACGGGATGCGATACGAATTGCTAACGACCCAAAGTCCAACCGAGAATGGTGTGCTGCGAATGAGCCTTGGCAGGCGTTGGCTTGGTGCTTCGAATGGGCCGAGTATCACACGAAACGGTCGAAAAATTTTAGGACGTTCCTTCCTTGTGCAATGGATGCAACCAACAGTGGTCTACAGCTTCTGTCATTGTTAAGTCGTGATGAGGAGGGGTGCTTTGCAACCAACGTGTCACCAACAGAAACACCTCAAGACATCTACAGGTTGGTCTCGGATCACACGTTGGGTAAGCTCAAGCAAGATGCAAAGGATGGACGCGACTACTCACGACTTTGGATTGAGTTTGGGATCGATCGCAAGATGTCAAAGCGTCCGGTGATGTGTTACAGTTACGGTCTAACTCCTTACTCCAACAGGGATTACGTCGCTGACTGGTATGACACCACCCGAAGAGAGCGTGGGATTGATTGCGTGTTTGGTCGGAGCCACATGTATCCAGCTATTAAATATCTTGGTGATCTTCTTTGGGATAGCATCGAGACTTTGTTAACCAAACCTAAGCAAGTGATGGACTGGTTCCAAGACGCCTCCCGGTTGATGACAAGGCAGGAGTTACCGTTAACGTGGACAACACCTAGCGGGTTCCGGGTCAGTCAAGACTACAGGAAACAAGTCAGCCGAAAGGTCAGCACGTGGTTGAATGGGTCGTTAACATCGGTGCGATTTAAGGATGCTACGGACGACCTCGACCCACGAAAGCAAAGCAATGGTGTCGCACCTAATGTGGTCCACAGTCTTGATGCTGCTGGGTTGGTGTTAACTGTTAACGAAAGTTGGAAGCGTGGCCTGTATGACTTTGCCATGATCCACGACAGCTTCGCCACCCACAGTAACAACTGCGAGACACTTGCGTCATCACTCCGGGACAGCTTCAGCGAGATGTTTACAAAAGATATTCTTGCAGAGTTAGCCGAAGCGTGGCAGAACGAATCTTACGAGGAGCTACCAAGCCTACCGGACTACGGAACCTTTGATGTTAACACCCTGCGTGACTCTAAATACTTTTTCAGTTAAAGGTAAAACACTGAGAAAAACAAAGAAACCAAAAACCTAAACAATAAGAATAATGAAACAATTGACAACGCCTATAGGCACCGCAATGTATCCTAAGCTAACTCAGCCGGACACCAAGTTCAATGCTGATGGAGTGTATAGCTGTAAGCTGATCCTATCTAAGGACGACTTCGAAACACTTGAAGCCACTATCAACCCTTGGTTCGAAAAAGAATACGAGCGATTGGTAAAGGAGAGTGGTAAGAAAAAGCTGGATCGCAGCCAGAAGCTTCCCCTTAAGCTAAATGACGACAACGAATACGAAGTCTTCGCCAAGCAAGTAGCCCAGCGCGAAACCTCAAAGGGACTCATCACGTTCCAAGTCGCCCTGTTCGATTCGGCTGGAAAGAAAATTAACAACCCACCGAACATTGGCTCGGGATCTAAGCTGCGCCTTGGTGTGGAGCCGTCGGCCTGGTTCAGTCCCATGATGGGCGTGGGATACACGCTTCGTTTAAAAGCAGCCCAAGTGATTGAGCTTAAGGAGTATGAAGGTGGAGCCGGTGGCTTTTCGTTTGATGCTCAAGAGGGCGGATTTGTTTCCGAGGATCTTGGCGACGCATTTGAAAACGACAGTAAGGATGCCTCGATTCCGTTCTAAATTCGAACAAAGGCTGGCTCTTGCAATGAAACGTGCGGGAGTCAGCTTTGGCTACGAGACGCAGAGGATAAGTTACCTCAAAAAGCATCATTATACACCGGACTTTATCCTTGATAACGGTGTTATACTTGAGGCTAAGGGGAGGTTTCTTTCTAGCGACCGTGCAAAGCATTTGTTAATTCAAAAGCAGTATGCCGATGACCCGCTGGATATTCGCTTCGTCTTTATGCGAGCCTCGAACACCTTAAACAAAAGGAGTAAGACAACCTATGGAGACTGGTGCGACAAGCATGGCTTTCTTTGGTGCGAGAAGTCTATTCCTCGGTCGTGGTTCGACTAACGAAAAAACAAGACAATGTATATAGCAACCCACCAGCCGTGCGATAAGTGCGGTGCATCGGATGCGCTGTGTGTTAACGAAGACCTTTCGACGTTCTGTCATTCGTGTAATACCTATGACAGAGCCGAGGCTACACCAACGCCGCCACAACAAACCAATATGAAAATAACAAGACCCCTTCACTCCGACTCAGACAAGTTCTTGACCGGACGATACAGTGACATTCCAGCACGTCACATAACACTCGACACCTGTAAACACATGCGGTATCGAATCGGAGATTACAACGGACGCGCCTGTCACATCGCTGACTACTACGACGACGACCGGAAGCTCCAAGGCCAGAAGCTACGCTTCGAAGGCAAACAATTTATGATCCTTGGTGACATATCGGATCGCTTCTATGGACAACACCTACACCCTATGGGGGGAAGGAAGCTTGTTGTTACCGAGGGGGAGGTCGATGCGTTAAGCGTCAGTCAGATGCAAGAGAACAAGTATGCCTGTGTGTCGTTACCGACGGGTGCGGCCAGTGCTGCCAAGGTATTCAAGCAGAACCGCAAGTGGCTCGACAAAGGGGATGAAGTTACCCTGATGTCC